GCTGTTTAAGCAAACGTACATGTTTACATGTTTCTCTAGACAACTTTTTTTAGGTCGATCTTTCGGATCATAAACACAATCGTTTTACAATATTTCAGTAAACTCAACCATGTGCCCTAAATGCGATTGAAAAGACTCAGACTACAGATGTACTGTTTCTAACACTCCTACGCAATTGCGATTAATCGTAACTTTCATTACGAGTTAATTCATCAATATTGTTATGTAGTTTAGTTACAAACTGTCCGTATCGTTTAGCTGTCTTCTTCGACCATTTAACACTAAGTGTGTTAAACTCGGAATAATCCAGTAAAACTTCTGGTTGATCCGGTCTAAATCTCCCCTCTTGGAACTCTAAAGATTTGCGTTTTGCATCTTCAGTCGCTCTAAGAAGTCCTAAGCCATACAAATACAAACACGGTGAAAATACGAGGGTCAGACTTTGTAGAAGTCTATTGGACCATCCTTTAACAGCCGAAATTTTGTAGAACTTCAACCAAAAGTTGAATTCTTCATCTGAAGCTTTTCTGGGTGCCTCGTATACAACATCATCATATAGAGTGGTTCTTAAACCACTAAATAGATGGTAGCCGTAACTAAACAATATCAGTTGACTACCCCCGTAAGTGTTCCATACATCCATGAAAGTGGATGTAAGGCGTGCGGAGTAAAGGTGTCGACATGATCCAAAATAAGTCCATAAAATTATAAAATTCAATTCTGCTTTACGCGGAAAAGAATTTAATAATTCTATAACCGTCTTAGAATCAACTATGATTGATTTGTTATACAGCTCTGCTAGCAAAGCCCCTATCATGCATGTTTTCCGTGATACTAGTAATAAATTACCAGCACCAATCGGAGAAACTTCAAATTCAGGAGTAACCAATCTTTTTGCGAATTCGCATAATTGATCTGATACCACTGATTTTGACATGTTAATGCTAACGCCCAGAGTACTCATCAAATGTACATATTTTTCAGCAACTTCATCGTGATTAATCACAATGTCATCACCAAGCAATGCATAAGATGTAAAGTTCTTAACACCTGCAAGTTTTGCAGCTAAAAGCACCACAATGTGATGAGTTAAAGCCAACATCGCCCACGAGGAGTAAGCTCCCATAGGTTGCCCTACTTCGTACTTAACACCTTCATTTTTATAGTACCAGGGATAGTCAAATAAGGTTTTCCAAGCGAGACCATCTAAACCTAAAAGATTTAGAATCTGTACTTGAAGATCAACCGGTAATCTATCTGTTGCGGCACTTAAATCGAAACATGAAAACTTGTGCTCTCTATTAGGGGCTTTCATTAGTCTACTAAGAGGTGCATCTTGGTTAAAGGTTCCATCAGTCTCCTTTACTTCTAAAACATTAAAAATGCTTTTGTGAAGCGGAAGGAGGACTAATTGAATCCACCAATTTGCCATAGCTACAATCCGGGCTTTACCAGCCTGGTCATATACGACTGAAAGACGTCCAATAGGTAGACAATCTTTAATCCCACTTTTACACATTACAATGTAAATAGGACCAACTAATAACCAAATAAGCAATAGTGAAATTGCAAACTTAAGTCCCT